GCCTTAGCTGTTGTATCAAGGTCTGCTAATTGCCCTGTTTTGATTGTAGGGTGTAACTTTGTTTCTTTTATACTATTATCTGGTACTTGTCCTTGTGTTATTTCTGTTACTAACTCATCTACATATCTTTTACTTGATACTTGTGCATTTAACGTAGGTATCTCTGGCACTAATGGACTAGATGTGAATGTCTTTACTCCATCAATACTTTCATTACCTGTTTTTTCTACAAATAACTTATTTGTTCCATCTACTGTCCCATCATCTGCTATTGATATACCTACTATTGCAAAACCATCATTGATAGCTTTCATGCTTGATTCTATATCTGTATTTATTTCTGTTGGTCCACCAGGTGTCACTGATGCATTCCCTGGCACTCCATTAAATTTTTTTGTTAACATTTTATCTCCTTTCTATTATGATATAGGGTTAGTAACATAGTTCGTTGTAAATGCCCTTAATTTCTTGAATAAGAATGTTACTCCATAAAATTGTATATCTGAACCTGTTGAATCTGTTTCTATTTCCCATTTAATCCATGTCCCACGTCTTCTTATATAGGCAAAGTAATATAATAATTCTTGGAATCCCCATAAAGCACCCCAAGATTTTCCCCATACTAAGCTTGGTGTGATTGTTAAATTGCTGAAATTTTTCTCGCTATTATTTATAGCTACTTTTATATCTACATCTGCATCTTGTTGCGACTCTACTTGAACAAAATGTATGAACATTTTCTCAAACCATTTTCGTTCTTCTATGAACCCAAATGTTAATTTTGTTGATGCTAGTTTAAGATGTATCGGCTTTGTTCCTCCTGTTTCTATATCTACATCTAAGAATACACTACTATTTGTCTTAAGTGAAAAGTTTTTTGAAGCAATCTCTATTTCACCACTCGCTGTTGCTAAAAAATCATTGACGTATATCCCTGTATGTTTTGTGTATGCCTTAAAATAAGTGAAGTAACATAGCACTTTATTGTTTCTTGGTATAGTTTCATCATCATTATATGCCATATAATATGTGTCATTATCAAACGTTGCAACACATTTAGATTTGTCTGTTATTGCATTAATTGTATTATTAACCTTAAGTGCTGACACATTCCTAAGTGCGTTAGAATCTTGTGTTGGAACGCCTTCTTGCGTTAATATATTTGTTGAAACAACATATAATCCATCTTTTGCTAAATATATAAAGTTATAATAATCAAGTATTCTTACTGTCCACTCTGCTTCACAACCAAATGGTATAGGTAGTTGTCTCCATTCTGCATTAGTTGCTGGGTTTGTTCCTGAATATTCCCACCATGTATGATTGTATGATACAACTACAGATGATACTATATTAAACATTGCTTTTACTACACCATCACTTGATGTTGGAATTAATTCATTGAATTCTTTCCAGTAGTTTATTTGATTTGGTTCGCTAAAATATATCGTTGTCGGCTTGTCTGGATTACCACTAGCTACATATCTTGCTGACTTTGTATGCAATATGATTCTCTCGCATTTCCTGACTTCATTTATCTGATTATCATCATCTACACCATTTATTACAACATCTATAAACCCACCCACACCTGTACTGTATGGTTGGAATACAGCATTTGTTGCATATCCTTTTGCTGTAGCAGTAAATGTTACAATGTTTTGATTAACTGAAACTGTATATCCTGTATAAGCTCCTGCACCTAGTTTTGTCGCTACTTGGTTTTGAGAATCACTTGATGCTACAGCTACACTTGTTATTGTTTTGTCTTCACCTACGTAAGTGGTCACCTCGAGTGTTCCTGCTGTTGTAGCACCGTCTGTTATGGTTAAAGTGAAGGTTTCATCTCTTGATGGGTCAAATGCCTTCACAGTCCTTGTAACGTTACTTATAACACCTTTTATATCTGTTGCATCTTCCCATCTTGCTGTGACAGTATAGTCTTCTGTTTTTAAATCTAATGCTACATAATCTGCTTTTGCTTTATAAAAGTTTCCTCTTATACTTGTTGTTGTATAATCATCTGATACTTGCACAATATCATCTGTTTTTATATCAACAACACCTATATTACTAAAATAATCTTTTTGACCATATTCATATAGATTTGTGTTGTCCGATATATACAAAACTTCTTGCCTTTGTATAAAATGTGGTCTATCTATATCTACTGTTATAATAGGTGTAAGTGTTGTACCATCATCAAAATTAACTACTTTATCTATTACTATTACTTTTCTTGTGTCTAACTTTAAATAATACTCTATCCTTCTTGTTATCTCGCCATTATAAGAGGAATCATTTATTTTACTTGTTCCTTTCCTAATAGGTAAACCACCAATCGTTTTTGTTATATCACAGTTCTCACCAATAGATAACTCATTTTGCTTAATCTTATAAGGCGTTGCTGTATCATTGTATCCACCTGAAAAATCATCAAATGTTATCTTGCTCATTCTTGCTTTCATAATCAACCACCCCACACAGGTGCTTTTGTAAATCTTCTTCTTTTTCTATTAATTAATCTTGCGTTGGATTTACGTATCCCATTATAAAATTGTGCCAAGAATTTATCTTGTGAGTTCTCTTCATCTCCAAATATCTCAAGTCTTATTCTATATGCCAAATAATACGCTATATCTCTATGGTATAATTTTGGAACATTTGGTTCTTCTGTAAGTAAATTTATGTCATCTGGTACTTTTAAATATTCCATGATGTAATCACCACAAAAGTCAAACCTTATCTTATTGTTTTGTATCAGGAAAAAATATGGCTCTTGTCCTGCAAGCATAAGTGTCGGTTTTGTGTCTTTGTAATATATTCTTCTCTCTGCTAAAAAACTATCTGGTAATGCTAGCCATTTACTTACATTTATATCATCTATGTTATATTCTTGCTCGGCTATTTCTCCTATTTCATCATACTCTGTTATGATCGCATCAACTGCTGCATTGATATAGTCAACTGCTGATAACACCTGATATCCATCAACTGCTGCAAAACGTAGTGCATCTTCTAATATCTTTTGACCTGTCACACTAACACCACCTTATATAAAATATTTCGCCTCTTTTATACCTTTTTGCATTTCTCTTGATATGATTTTATTGAACTTGATACCGTCCTCTTTTTGTTTATGTTCTTCAAATATCTTCTCATCTTCTATATCTGCTATTTTTTCGCTAAATCCGTATTCTGTTTTGTTGTCTGCTTTCATTAATTTATCTATTAATCTTCGGTCTAAATTGTTTGAAAATGTAACCATGCAAGGTGCTTTGTTTTCTACATTCTCATATACTTGAAACTCTTTCATCTTTTCATTGAATATTACACTTAATGTTCTATCGTATTCTCTTATTCCTTCGCATACATTAAGCACGTCTGATTCTATTACTTCATATCCTCGTATAATCATATTCTACCTCTCTAAAATAAAAGGTGGTGGTATTTCTACCACCACCCCCATTAGTTTTACGCTGGTGTGAATGTTGTTTTTTGGATTTGCTCATATCTAAATTGTGCTTTAGGATATTTAGCACAAAGCTCTGCATATAATACAAGTGTTGCTTCATACGCTGCTTTGTTTGATATTCTATGAAGCACGCTTCCATCATTGTTAAGGAATGAGAAATTCTCGCCAATATGCTTAATCTCAAAGTAATCTAATGTTAAAAAGTCCATCACTTGATCGCCTTGGTATTTATCTTGCTCTACTGGCACACCGTTGTAATGCATTGTGATATGACCTGCATCATATCGTGTTGAAAGTTCAGTGTATCTTTGGAACGCTGACAAGTAATCATTCAAACTTCTAAATGCTGAATACCCTGCCATTATTTGTGTTGGTTTTTCTCCTGCTTGATCATCAATTGTTTGGAATGCATTTTCCATGTAACCAGCATCAAGATCAGCTGTTCCAGCCAAACTATACACGCTAGGGTTAAACCATGCGTTAGATGATCTATCAATGTTGTATACTGTGTTTCCTGTCTGCATAAGTGCATCAAGACCTGTTATCTCTGCGTTATATGCATCTTGCAAATAAACTAAGTCTGTGCTAAGCACTGTTACATTTTGATTGACTGTTACTGTTAAGTTGATTTTGTCCACATCAATTACTTCTAAGTCTGTGTACTTATCAACATTAGCTAATGTTTTAATGTTTATTGACATCCCAATGTCTATGAACTTAGACTTATCAACTTTAAATGTTGCAAGTGGTCCTGTTGCTGCCGAAACTTTTGCAAGTTGTGCTGAACCGTCTCCGAATAATTGTCTGTTGAAATCATTCTTTGAGTCTGTTACAAGTTCTGACATTTGTGTTTCTAATTCGTTTACAAATGCTGCACCTTTAGATGCTTTCATTAATCGGTCACTTATTTTTAACCTTCCATAGAAATTCTTAGGTGTTGCTTTGACAACTTTTCTTGCTCTTGCTTTTGCATCTGGTAAATTTGAATCTTCTGCACGTGAACCTACACCACCTGATCGGCCGTATCTTGCTAACCAATTAAATTCGCCACCTGATGTCGCCGATTCCTTTCGTTTCATTGCTTTCCAAAACCATGACATTTTTTCATTCACTTGACTCTGGTATCCTGGTAAAAAATCTACTTGCAATACTTGATTCGCTAATGTTATACTAACTCCCATAATGTACTTCCTCTCTATACCTGATTTTGTTCATATTGTCTGACTCTAGCTAGTGCAGAAGCTCTGCCTTGTTCTAAAGTCTTTGGTTTGTTTTCTGGTGTTATTGTTATTGGTTGCGTTGATGCGTTTCCACCAATTATAGGTGGCGTTGTTGAATTTAAACTAGATGTATAATCTTCTATGATTCGTTTTTTAACATCAGGATTTGACAAAATCTGTGTTAGCAACTCTTCATTATTCATTATTCCATCTACTATATTTCCATCTTGACCCATTAGCTGACTTCCTACAGCCATTTTATAACTGGCATTCAATGCTTGGCTAGGACTCTTCTTCGCTAATTCAATCAAGTTAGGATTCTCTGCCATAAGTTTGTTCATTTGTTCTGCATATACTACAGAATTTGGATTCTCTGCTACGAAACTTCTTACTGCATCTTTCCATTGTATATTTTGTAATTGTTCTCGTACTTGTTTTCTTTCTTCTTCGTACTTTGTTGACATCTCTTTTATCGCTTCTTCTCTTGCACGCTTTGCGAACTCATTAAGTACGCCTCCTGCATTAGTATTTAATCGTTCAAGTAATTCTTCGTTTTCAGCATTAATCTGTTTAGGTGTCTTTTCACGTTGTTGAGATACTTGGCTTTGAATAGATTCCATGTTAGTAGATAACCCAGTTATTAAATCTTTTAACTCTGAAATCATTTGTGTGTTGTCTGGTGTCTCTACTTGTTCTACTGGCTTAGTAAATTGTTGCTGTGGATGTGGAACTATAGTTTGATTCCCTTCTCCTTCTTCTACTTCTTCTACTTTTTCTTCTTCTACTTTTTCTACTTCCTCTGCAAATGTTTGTAGATTCATCTTTAGTTTAGTGTTCATTTTTTGATCTTTCATTTTCTATTTCTCCTTTTCCTGTTTGTTGTTGCACCATTTGTGCTTCTATTTGTTGCATATATTCTTCTTGTATCGCTTGCTTATGCCCTGCTAAGTGTATCTTAAATGCTTGCTGTACTTCTTGTGGGTCTGAACGATATTCAGCTGATAACATGTATTCTAAATGGTATTTAATAGCTATATCATGTATCTCAAAGTCATCTATTACTACTTTGTTAAACATTTTCATTTTTATGTATGCGTTTTCTTCTTTTGTTCTTGTCTTTTCTCGTATCTCTGGTGTTTGGGCAACGTCTCTATCCCCAAATTCAACCATTCTACTTACTCTATCATAATCAACTAATCCGTTTTCGTCTCTAAATGCACCCATTTGTAATAATTCTAATATCCAACCTCTTCTTTGTGCAAATGATTCTGATAACGCACTTGGGTTTTCTATATACAGTGATTCAGGATCAAGACTAGAACCTTTCCACCTAATAACTTTTTGTGCATTTCCTGCACCTTCTAATGCTATCATTCTCTCGAATGTTGCAAATTGCTTATAGGCATATAATGTTTTCTTAGAAACCTTCACTTGACAAGTTGCCACTGACTTTGCTGTTAAACTCATTCTTGTTTCGTCCATGTCCTGTAGTACAAGCATTGCTCTTCCTGATGATACACCAGTTGGTGCTTGACTTGATTTTGATAACTCCGATACACCAGTTGTTTTTGTTATGTCTCCTAATGTGTTCATTGCCTCATTCTCAAATATTGCTGGCAAACTTCCACTATCTATTGCTCTTGGTGGCGTTTCTCCTTGCTTATATGTGAGTATTGCTCCTGGCTCTAATCCGTTCTCTTCTAAATCATCAATCTGTGTTGATGTCTCTGGCACTGCATATACACCTATTGCAAATCTATTCATATACTCTGCCATTCTATTTTTAATAGCATTATACCTTCTTTGTGCTGGAATGGCTCTATCTATCCTACAAGTTCCCCAGAAGTAACCTACTTTTGGTATGTCCTTTTGTATGTCAAATGGTAATGTCCTCTCATTGTTTTTTGCGTTTATATATGGAAGTTCACCGTTATGTAGAAACTTATTATAATTATCACAACATACTATCAACCTTCCATTTGGATAAAATGTACTTGGGTTTTCGTAATATTCATACAACATGACAACGTCATGTTTGTTTTCTTGACCTCTTGCTGACATGTTTCCACCACTCGACATCCCTTGTGTTGATTTAGAACCTTTGTCGAATGTGAATATATTTAAATCTTCACCTAATACATCTACACCATACGTGTCATATATATCATCTATACTTACTGGTCTTGCATGTATAACATTCCTACAATCTTCTATTCTATAATTATAAGAACTGTCTGGGAATAACTCAAAAGGTGGAACTACAACATTTTCAACATCTCCCTCTTTTACATATCGAATTGTTCCATCTTCTTCTTGTATCCTTGCTATCTTCTTCCCTTTATTTGGATTCCATATTGTTTTCCATATTGCTGTACCTGTAGCAGCACTCCATGCATTTGCCTCTAATTGTCTTGCCTCAAATTCTTCTGACTTTAACCAGTTTTTTATAACTGTCTTACTTACTTCTGCTGCGTTTATATCGTTTATGTCGCTAGATTGTGGGTTTGTTAAGAACGTTGGGTTGATCTTGGCATACTTAGCCATTGTTGTTTCATACACTGGTGCTATATGGTTATAAACATCTCTTTGTTGCCACTCAAAACGTGGTGGTACTGTAAATAAACTATTAATATGGTTATTGATATACATGTATTGCTGTCCACCTATGAACGCCAAATTAAGCATCCACTGTAATTCTAAGAACAATCTATCAGTTCTTCTTTTAGCAACCTCGTTCTTTATCCACGTAACAGTCCCTTCTTCTGTAACAGGTACTCTCTTACCTGGCCTTGCTTTCATGATTGCTTTGCCTTCTCTTGATAGCCGCTCTCTCATTAAAATATCAGCTTTAAACTCTTTTGGTGTATTCACTAGTCTATACATATCGTTCATGCTATCGCCAAATGGCTGATAATGCATATTCTTTAAAGCGTTTATATCCATTTACACACCTCTATTCAACGAAATTATACTCTAACTTATCGCCTTCCTTATAGACTCCTGCTTCTTCCATTTGTTCTTTTATGATGTCTTTCCTAGTTTTTTTATGTCTTTGCTTTATTTCTTCTCCTTGTAAAGTTTTATATTCGATCATGTCTTTACTTAGTAGTAAATTGAGCATTCTGTCACTATTTTCTTGCATTCTGCTTTCCCTTTCTAGTGAAAGAGATTCAACTTTCTTAATATATAGAACAAGTGTTCCCATTACTAGTATAGCTATAAAGTCAATTAAAATCAAGGGAATAATAATTACTGTGCTTTCTATCATCTTATATCTCCTTTTTTACTTGGTTGTTCTTCTACGTTTTGCCTTTTGTGGTGTCCTTGTCTTGGTTTTTTTTACTTCTTTTTTTACAACTTTTTTTACAACTTTTTTCCTTGTTGCAACTGGTTTGACTTCTTCCTTTTCTTCTTCCTTTTGTTTTAATTCTTCTATTATTTCTTCTTGCTTTGTTTTTTGTATCATTTTCTCTATTTCAGCACTACTTTCTCCCTTATTGCTTGGTTCAATCTTTCCTGCTATAACAATAGCTTTACCTCTCTCTACTTTCATTCTATTGCCACTTCTAAAACTTTGATACTCTTTCCCTAACTGTACCTTGTAAACCTTTCCAAAAGCTTCGTACATTACCTTCTGTGAGTTTAGCGTAATCTCTTCAACACCTGTTCCAAGCATTCCAACTATATCTATAAATTCATATATACCATCTTCTATGCTTACTGTTACTTTTTTCTTGACTTCCTCTTTTGGATATGGATCTCCATATACATAAAACTCTACCATCTTCTCTACAATCTTCTTGCCATAATATTCTATGTTTTCTCTTATGAAAAATACAGACATGTCATCAGCTGTTAATGTCTTTAACTCTTTATCCATTACAAGAGCTAATATGTGTTCTAACCTATTCATATAATTTTTTGACTTCTTCCTGTCTTCTGGCTTACCACTAGCTATAACCTTATTATTTACTTCATCAATTAATTCTATCTTCTTCACTGTTGTTTTAATGTTTGATAATGATAACATCTTTTCTATCATTTCATCAGCATGCTCTTTACATAAATATAAATCTGTAGGTGTATATCCTGCCTCTTTTGTTTTGACAACTAAATCTGCTCTGCTTTTACATCTTAAGCTATAATGGCATCTCTTTGCTTGTCTCACTCTCTTTACAACTAATTTTGTTTTATTATTCAATTTACTATTCCTCGCTTTCTCTTGTTTGCTCCTGTCATTAATAACCTTTTATATACTTGTGATTTCGTCTCTTTCTCCGTTACTCCTTTCGTCTTTTCAGTATGCCATGATATTAATCCATATCCTAATGAATCATACGGATTGTCTATCGTTGAATCATCTTCAACCTTTTCTTGATCGTACTTATCTTTAACTAGTAAAGGTATCGTTTTTATTAAGTGCTGACAATTCTCCATTATTTGTAGCTTGGCTGTTTTTACTATTTTTATCTTTCCGTATTCGTCCATTATTTCTATGTCATACGGTTTTAAGTAATGATGCATTGTTGCCATTCTTAGTTTCCTATCCGTTATAGGTTTGATGAATCCATAAGGCACACCTTTTTTCCTTGTTCCATCTGGATTTATTACACCCTCTCTATAATAATCTACCAAGCATTTTCCTGACTCATCTCTATGATGTGTGTTCCAAGCATCACGGCCTGCTACTATATACTTTAATGGCTCTACTTGTGGCTTATCAGTATCTTTATAGTTTAATAAAAAATTTAACTCTTCTTTCTTTCCTGCTAACTGACATGATTCCATGAATTTTACACCTTGTTCAGCGTAATGTAACTGTTTATCATACTTCTTATCTCTTGACATCTCATAATATACAAATACAGTTCCATCTTCATTAATTGCGTATTTATACCATGCATATGGGTCATTATACCCATTATCTACACTACCCCATTTTATCCAATGGTCTGGTATATCAAACTGTTTACATACATGTATAGAGTTGTCAAACTCTGGGAATGCTGTTCTTTCACCTGCTGATAGTGCTTGTTCTAATGTTTCAGGATACTCCTGCATATATGAGTCTGGTGATGTCTTCTTAGCTTTCTCATACCATTCTTTTGTCCTGTTAGGATCTGTCCATACACTTAAAAATATTAGGTTGAAATCTTTTTCTTTTGCTGTCTTCACAATTTGCTCAAAAAATGTTCCACGTTGGTTAGTCGATAACCCTATGAATTTACCACTATTGTCATCTACACGGTCAATCGTTGGTAATGCTCCTGCAAAAACTGTGTTTGCAAACTCGTGGTACGCCCATTCATCAAATATAACCTCATCTGCTGTTAGTGAACGCCCTGCACTCTTTGTTGATGGTCTTGCTGATATGACTGATGTTTGTCTCACTTCTCCTTCAATGTCTGGTATCGGGTGCCATATCTTTATTTCCTTTGCTGTCTTTTTATAAATGTAAATATCTCTTATCCCCATGTTGTTATCTTTTTTACTTGTGTTTTGTTCTCTGCAAAACCAACTAGGTAAATGCATTAACATGAACTCAACTCTTTCTATTGCATCTTGTGCATAATCTTGAGTTTGAGACATTATTAATATCTTATAACCTTTTATCTTTAATAAATTTCTTAATCCACGTGCAAGTACTAACCATGTTATACCTATCTGTCTTGCTTTTATTATGACATTCTTTTTATGTCTGTCTATGCTTATCCATGCTTTTTTCTGCCCTTCCCATAATACGAATAACACCTTGTTCGATTTCTCTGTATTCTCTTTATTCTCTATGTACACATAATTCTCGACAAAATAAAATTGATCTTCTTTTATTTTCCTTCTCTCTAACTCTCTAAATGCTAATTCTTTTTTAATTCGTAGATTTATTCCCATTATGCAGCACGTCCTTTGTTATTGCGTAACAAGCCCATATATTGAATATTGGTATCCCTAGAAATGCCAATGAACCAAATGCAAGTGCTATGATTATAACAAGCGAATTCAGCTTTCCATGTGTCCATAAAAAAACCCATAAATATACCACACACGCTTCCCACATTAATAATAGTAATTCGCTCATTATATATCACTCTCTTTCTTCGTCTCTTAATATTTCTTGTAATTCTTTATCTGACATGTTCTTGATTTGGTCATTTGTTACGTTAATGTCTACTTTTTGTGTGTACTTGTCCATCATTTCTAGATATGTCTTTATATGCGAATGTGAACCCCTTTTAGCTTCTCTTGTTAATGCTTTTGCTACTCCTGAAAAATCTGCTTTTAGTGCTGTTGTTACTTGTGCGTTATAATAATTTAAAAAATTAGGGTCTTTTATCCAGTTATAATATGTCTGTCTTGTCATGTCTGATGATTCTAATATCTTTTTAAGTGGTCTTCTATCATCAAAGTTTATAAGAAGTTTTATTAGTTTTGCTTGCTCTGGTGATGGTATGAATTTATTATCTGTTTTCTTCACATTCCACCTTCTTTCTAGGTTAAGTAGTTTAACCCAAACTTATTTATTATAAAATTGAATTCCTCTACATCATGTGGTTTTATATATATGCCTGATGATGACATGCCAATATGTAGTAACTCATGTAACATGAGTGTCTCTAGTTGTTCTTCTGTTAATTGTTCAATATTAGGTTCATAAAATGTTATTAATATGTCATATGGTAAGTATATAAGGTATTCTGGCTGTACTTTTCTACAATCTGCCAATACCGTTTTCCCTTGTTTCTTTTTGTCTTCATATGAAAGTATGTAGTCTATCCTTATGTTATATGCCATTATATCATCTAATTCTTCTCTGTCTTGATATTTTTCTATGACTCTCTCGCCAATACTTTTTAATTCTTCTGAACACTCTGAATCTTGATAACCTACTTCTTCTTTCAATTGTTCTAATATCTTTCCTTTTTCATCATCTCCACTTGTCATAAGTTGCCTATGTAATTCAAGAACTATTGACGGTTCTACAAACTTGTTTTTCCATACTGCCATTATATCACCACCTTTAATCTAATAGTCTTAATTTATCAAAAAATACCATTAGTTGTTCTTCTGTTACATTGTTTTTAGCTCCTAGACCGTCTTGTATTCCTTTTGCTACTGCTTTATCCCATGATTCTTTTGCCCACTCTGATGGTTGTTCTGTGTACTCTGGTATATACCGTATGTTGAAGTAGTTACATATTCCTATAGCATGTTCTCTTGCTACTTCTTTCTGAAATCCCTTATCTATCATAAGTAGTGCTTCTCTCTTATTATCCATAAATCCATTTTCTGAAAGTATAGCAGGCATCTTTGTCTTTCTTAATACATAGAAATTACTTTCTTTAATGCCTCTGCTTTTCTGTGGTGTACCTTTGTTTAACTCTTTTAATACATATTGTGCAACTCTTCTAGATTCTACAGACCTTGGATATATGTGTACCGAATGTCCACTAGGATTAGCTGCTTCAAATGTACCATCAAATGCATTATAGTGTATAGACACAAAAAGATCTGCCTTCATTTTATTTGCTCTGTTGACACGTGCTTTGAGTGATGTATCAAAATTTGTAGGTGCTGTGAATATAGTCCTAAAACCACATCTTTTAAGTTCTAAATTTAGGTAATTGGCCACCTCTTTATTGAATTCATTTTCACGTATCTGTCTGTAGTGTAATTCTTTAATTGGTGGTGTTCTCTTACCTTTTGTATTCGCTCCATGTCCATCATCTATTGCGATTAAATAACTCATATAATCTCCTTTCAACCTCTTGTTGTGACTCCTTTATATCTTTCCCAACTAACTACAACTCCTCTTGCTTCATTATCCTCTCTAATTGGTAACATACCTTTAGTTTCCCCATTCTTAGCCCTTACATTCTTTAGTCCTTGTGGTATAATCTTTTCTTTACCATTTATAAACATCACATTTTTATTATATGGATAAAAAATTGTTTTAATTGAATTCTTAAATGTTACAAACCCTGCACCTGTCTTATTATCCCAACCTGTTGTACCCATGTCAACTGCTTTACTCATAAGTATCTCATAGATTGTCTTCGCAACTGGTTCTTTCTTTCTTACTTCCCTATACTTATCTATAATGAGTGCCACCATACCAGTTACAAGTGGTGTTGCCATTGATGTACCACTCATTGTTGTATATCCGTAAACACCGTTCCTTATTAAGTTACTAGCAGACATAACATTTGTTCCAACTTGACATAAATCTATGTCCTCATTTGTCGCACTATAATAGGCTGGTTTATAATTCTCATCTGTTGAACCTACTGTTGTTATGCCTTTTATACTAGCTGGTATATATGTCCTTAATTTATTACCGTAGTTTCCAGCTGAACACACTATAAATATATTTGCCTCTTTTGCCCTATTAATAGCGTTTATAAATTCCGTTTTTAAGCCATTTGTTAAAAACTTAGTGTCTAGTCCAAATGACATGGATATAATATTGACTTTTTTATCTATTGAATCATCAATAGCGTTAACGATTGAATGAACTAATCCGTATTCTGTTGGTTGACCACCACCTGAATCAAGTACTTTATATGCGTAAATATCACACATTGGTGCTATCTCTGCCACAATGCCTGCAACGTGTGTCCCATGACCATTATTATCTACTCCTGTTCCATAATCTATGACAGGATTTATATGTACTATGTTCCTTTCAAATTGTGGGTGACTAGCTAATATACCAGTATCTAATATCGCGACTTTTACTTTGTCACCGAAGTATCCCTGCTCATGCATTCCCTTGTATCCTGAAAGTATATAACTATCTATGTCTTCTTTTTTTGGTGTTTCTACCCAATTAATGTCTTGTACTTTCCTATCCATATTTTCATCAAAACATTTCATCTTGTCATCTCCTTTTATACTAGTACTTGTTCTTTGTTAATGGGTTATTTGTAGATACAAATAATGATGTGTAAATTTCAAGAACAGCAATAGCTATTAATCTCCACATTTCAACTGCTTCAGGGTTAATCCCATATAATAATGCGATGACAACTATTTGAGATAATATACCTGATAAAACTATAGGACTTTTTATCCTTTTTACAAATGTTTTCATATTAGTACTCCTTTCTATCCATATGATTTATAGTTTCAACCACTTCTTTTAACCACCCATTTTGACCAGACTCTTTATATATTTTGAATAATCCATTGACCGTGTCTTTGTCATAATTGGATAAGCCATTGTTTTGACGTCCTCTGTAATACATGTCCATTATCTGTGCCTTTAATAATAACATACTTATGTCGATTAACACCTTATGCTCTTTTTTGTGTCCTTTTGTTGCCATTGCTATTGACTTTACTAGCCATGCAATAGAACTTGTAATTAAAAAACCAAATACAATTATAGGAAGCTCCATCATAATATTAAATACCTCTCTTCTCTCCTTTATTTTATATATACACAAATTGTTCACTCCAATTTACAAACCTATTTTTTTCTAAATTCTCTGTTAAACCTATTTGTATAATCTATTTTTACTACTGGCATATCTTACCTTCCTTTCTTACTTATTATCATAGTGCTTTTTATATTGCTCTATTTTTATAACATCATTTCCGTTTAAATCTTTTCCTTCTAATGCACTCATTGCAACATTATCCTTTAACACTAAAAGATCCATTAACTCTTCTAGTTTCTCTTCGCCTGTCATTGTACTACTTTCTTTTATTGTTCTGGTTGCTTTATTTAGTACTTTCATGTATGAGTTCATTTTGTTTATATGCTTATTCTTTTCTTTGAACTCTTCTGTTTGTTCTTTTCCTTCTATCTTGTATGTCGCTTTTTCTTTACCCATTTCATTTTTTAGATTGTAGAAATCTGTTACATATTGGCTTGAGATTAATGGATCTAAAACCATTCCTCTTACAAACAACGCCTTGTTTAAGAAACCTTTTTCTACTGGAGTTGCTTTATCCCTTTTATCTATCATGTTTATGATTCCATCTATAGTATTTAACATTGATACCCCAGAAGAACCAAGTAATGACTTGACTGCATAATCAAACTTTCTAGGACTTACATTTAATGCTTTACCTACGCTTTTGCCTAGTTCTGATGTGTTTGTTCCATATTGATCTTTCTTTGCATAAAACTGTTCTTCATGTGGTGGGACAATAGGTCCATCATACCAGCTAGAATAATTTCCCTTAAGTTCCATACTTAATTTGTATGTGTGTGGTATCATATCTGGAGCCATCACGTTTAAAATTCTTTTTGCGTATTCGTTGTACGATTTTTTGTCATGTGTTCTTAAATACTCTAGCGTTCTCTCAACACCTGCACCGAATAATATTCCAAGCTCGTGAGGTTTTGGTATCTTAATCATTGTATCACCTATAAATATAATCCAATACATATCTTTAATATATAACGGTAATCTTTTATATTTTTCATCATTATCGTTGAGTAATTTAAGTACTATTGAAAAACTTGATATGTAAAATGCAGCTCTTGCTGCTACACCTAATGGGTCTGTTACAATCGCTCTTGCTATTTTATCTGTACCTTGTATGTTTGCATTAAAGAATGGTATTAACCTGTTCAACTCTTTACTTACCCAGCCAGCACGCATAAAATCTAATAATTCTCTTGTGTCAAGTGCAGCTTGCGTTACTGCATCGTTATGACTCCTTCCTTTTTTTATATTCTTATCATACGATTTGTGGAATTCTCCCATTCTTGTTGAGTTCTCAACACCTTCATTAAGTGTCCTTAATAATTCAAGTGGTGATTTTATAACTTGTAATACTTTGTCTTTCTTATCTCTATTATATAATTTTTTTGTGTCTTTCTTTATATAATCTCTATCAATAGATGCAATGGTATTGTTTAATGCACCAGCTGAAATAGCTTTATAATATAAATCGTCTTTCTTTATTTCTTTAATTAATCCATTTGTTGAATCTATAAAAGGTATAAACCCACTTTTAGAAAGTATTGCTGCTGCTATGGTGTCTCTTATTCCGTTCTTTGCTATAAATGTATCACTAAACTCTGTGGCACCTGTTCTAAGAAGCCTAGCTGGTAGCCCTAATACCTTCCCTATTGCTCCCATGTCTATTCCCCATTCATCTGCTAAAGACTTATATAACTGTTTATCATGTATTTCATAATAAACTGGTTTACCATTTTCTAGTACCTTTATGATATTTTCATCATTTGAGTACGAACCTTGTGTATATGTTTGTTCATTAGGTAATCCAGCAATGCCAAGCATAAATGCAATACTATCAGGCTCTAACTCTGTATTATCTTTTTTTAATTTCTTAACATATTCTTCTGTTAAATCTATCCCATATCTTTTAGATATAAGTCTTTTTAATTCTTCCCCTGTTATTGTTGATGACTTTATAGGGTTTGGTATTTTATCAAAATACTTACCTGTGTTATGTTTATTATGTAAATCAAAGAATAATTTAAGTGCATTGTTTTTATCTATTACCTCATAAATAGCATAAGTATTTTTTATAACACTTTCTAATGGATTAATGATGTCTCTTGAATCACCATATATTTGCTTAAAGGTGTGCATGCCTTTTGTACCACTTCCACCTTTTGAATCTTGAACTCTTAAAAATGGCACATACGCTTTATTTAATTTCTTTATTTTTTTGTAAATTTCTTCTTGTAATACACCATATTCTACAGCAAGTTTAAGCATAGTGTCTTGAAAATTATATAATTCTTTTAATACCTTATTAAATGTTTGGTTATTCTCATATTCTTTTATCACTGCATTGAATTGCTCTGGTGTTGTTCCTGTCTCTATATTCCTATAGTACAATTCTCTTGCTCTTAATGCTGTCGCATAATAAATAAACTCATCCATTATTTTTGCATTTTGCAATGGCTTAAGTATTTGATATAATCCTTTCGTTAAAAACTCATCTGTTTTTGGATCAATTATTCCTCTTTCCATTGCTGCATGTAATTTACCTATAGCACTTGTTTTTGAAAGTCTTCTCATTGTTACTGCATTAGTACTTGCTGGTATACTTTTAATATCTCCAACCATATCTTTATATGCTTTGTACATTGGAAAATCTGCATCAACACCAGCTGTATACACCCATGCAACTATTTCTTCTGCTGATGGTACATGTATTTCTGATTCGCCTTTTAATTGTACATTTGATGCGAATTGTTCAATGTCGGACATCTTATAATATACATCCATTATTCTTTTGACTTCACCTATAAACTCTTTTGTTATGTTGTCTTCTTCTATTATAGCTTCCATTTGTTTAAATGTATTTGGTGCAAGATTAAAAGCTTTCTGTTGGTCTTGTAAGTAGTATGAGAAAAATTCTGCTATCCCTTCTTTTACTATTTGGTTTCCACTGTAACTTTTTCTAGATGTTTTTAACCCTAAATTATACAATTCTTTTCTTGCTTCTTTATTAGCTTTAATAAGAATGTTGTAATGTTTATCTAAGTAATGACCAACTTCGTGTAAAAGTGTGTCAATGTTTTTCTTACTGTTTATTCTTATGATACCTGACTTTTTAAAGATGCCATACGCTTTTTCCCTAAATTTTCCTATTTTTACAGGAATGTCCGTATATTTTTCTATTATTTTGTATATATCCGTAAGTCTTACGGTGTTTCCTTTTCCTACACCTTTCCTGTTTTGTGTTTGTTTTATCTTCTTTTCTGGTCTATCTATTTTTTTGGCTGACGCTAATGTTTCTGATTCTGTACCTTTTTTATCTTTCTCTATTGACATTGCTTGCGTTGTATCTTCTTTATCGCTTAATTTATCTACTTCTTTTAATACCTCATTATATCTTTTTGTTGCCTCTTTTTTGTTTGATGTGTCAAAGAAAAACTTTCCATGCCAATATGAACCGTCATTTTTTGAAACAATCGCTTTGACTTTTTCCCAGTTTTTACCTGTCAATCTCTTGTCTTTCTCTATTTCAAACTCATATATTCTTCCTTTTGTCTTTTCACTTACACCTTCTTTTAACTCCCCTATAACACTCTTATCTACATAATCAATTGTTGGTGCAGCGTTCTTTGGTTTTCTTAATCTTACTTTTTCTTTTGGTTTTGTTTTTTTAGTCTCAACTGTTTTAACTACTTCTTTTGTTTCGTTTTTTAAATTATTAAATTGATCTTCTGTTAAATTCTCTACACGTTCTATTATATTATCGATTGATAATTTGTTTGTTTTCCCATTATCTAAGAATCGCTGTAAATCCATAACAAGTTTTTCATACCTATTTTCTACGTGCTTACTTTTCCTTATTTTAGAAAGTTTGTTGTCATTATTCTTAAGTTCTCTGATTGTTAATTTGTTTAAAATATCTTTTATTTTTTCTTTATTTTTGATAATTGTCTCAACTTTGTTTTTAAACTCATCAAATGTCTGCTCTTTTGATGGTTTTTCTAAAATGTTGATAATGTCTTTAGCCTGTTTTTTTGTGGTATTATTGATATTTTCAGGTATTATTTCTGTTTTTTTGGTATTTACCGTAATATCTCCTGTATCCATATTTTTAGATACGTTTTTAGCGTGCTTTTCTTTTCCTATATCTATATATCTGGTTTTACTAATATAGTCGCTATCTACTATTTCTTTTTCTGTTTTGGTGATGTCTTGTCCTTTTTCTGCCTGTTTTGATGATGTCTTGTCCTTCGTTATCTCGTATGTTGTCTTTATCTCATCAATGTCGGTTTCTTTATTATACGTCTTCTTAGTTGTGTATTTCACATTTAATCCATCAGAAGTAAACTCGCCATCTATTGTATCATCTTTTTCTTTATCAAAAAACTCTGGATTCTTTTCTTTTATACTCTCACTCTTGGCTTTTTCTATCTTATCTTTCGATTTCTTATCTAACTTATCAAAGACTACTGTTTCTTTCTCTTCCTTTTTGCTTACATCAATAACAAGGTCTTTCTCACTCTTCCTTTTTGCTAAATCAAATCCTATTTGATCACCAGCATTAACATCTTCTTTTGTCTTTATCTTTTCTGCTTTAGTTTCTGCTCTTGCTCTATTTTTTTCTTGCTCTGTTAATTCTACAATTATTCCTTTTAACGCTTTTTCTACATTATTCTTTGTTGGTTTTGCAATTGCTCTTTTTGCATTGCTTACACCCATTCCTAGACCCATCATAAGCCAACCTGCTAAAGCACCTGTCCCACCTTCTTCTACAAATGCTGTTAATTGATCAATAATACCTGGTATCTCTGAATCTTTATCTATTGTAAGCTTTCTAAGATATGGTTCAAGTACTGCACTCGTTCCTTCTCCTAAAAACTCTTCAACACCATTCTTTACGAATGTTTTCCATGTCGCATTGCCTTTTAACGCTTTTGTTATGTTTTTAATAGGCAATAACTCTGTCCCTACTTCTATTGCTGCATTGCCAAGACCATATAGCTCTTGATTGAATTTATTTGCTCCTGCAAGTTCTCCTGTTCTTTTCCCTGAACCATATGCAGTTGCTCCTATAAATCCAAGCCCCGTTGCTTCCCCACCTAATAAAAATGGTAGCTGTGGTAATTGACCTGCCGCACCATAAATATATTTATCAGGACCTTCTAGGCTACTTGTTATTGGTTCTGATATGGTTGCTCTATCTTGTTCGAGTCCTTCTATCATCTTAGAAAGCTTTTTATTTAATGGACTCTCATATGGATTGTACCCAAGTGCTTTTGTTGTATTTTCTATGTCTTGCTCTGATGGCAAAAATGCTCCATTTTCTGGTACAAATGTTTTGATTGCATTTAATGCACCTATATCAATATTTGACATGGTATCAAATAAAGATGCTCCTAGCTTTTGTGGTTCTGTATATCTTCTTTTGTCTTGTAGATTTCTAGATATTTCCTGACTGTCATCTAACACTTTATTAATACTACCGTCCCATTGTTTTATTGTATTTTCTTTATTTGGTGGATTAGAAACATATCTTCTCATCTCTTCTTTGCCTCTATTTAAAAGGCTTTCTTTTTCTTTGTATTTTGCTATTACATTCCTATTTGCATTTTCATCTGAATATGTATTCTCGTTATCTTGTGTATACCCTCTCTCTTTTTGAGTTGTAATTCCTCTATTTTTTTGACCAAAATCTATTTTAGGATTTACTAATATACTATCTAATCTTGAAATAGCTTTTGTTAGTCCATCATATTTATTTGTAAACATTGGATTTATAGGCTGTGTCACTTCGTTATAAGACACTCCTGACGTTTTAGAAGGACTTCTGTAACTACCATACCCACCGTTATTGTAATTCGTCTTTTGGCTGTTATTCCTTAAATTGTATTTACTTACTACATTACTTTTAAAGTCTGTAACAGCGTTCTCTCCTATATCAATCATGTGCTGATACAACTTTCCTTTTGATGGATCACTTAAATTTGAGATGGTTGAAAAGCCTGACTTTATTTGATTATATACTTCTTCTCCTGTGATTTCTTTTGTTCTTGTCATGAATATACCACCTTGTACGTATTTACTATATTTTGATTATACAACATACTCATTAATTTGTCTAATAAAAAAAGACATCTGTTTTTTTATATAACAAATGCCTTTTCCTATAGAAACTATATGAAAGGAGATGAAAAATGAACCTAATACTATTATAACACATTTTTGTTTAAAATGACAATATTGTTTCTTTGTAAATAAATAGCCTTTAACTCTCGGTTGAAAAAAGTTAAAAGCTAGATATTGATGGGTATCAGCCACCAGACAACATATATGCCATGCCTAGATATATGCCATCATGACTATAAGGGGGGGGAGATTTTAAACTAATATAAGTATACCATATGTAATTGATTATTGCAATACCTTTTATATAACTATTAGCTATAATGCTAAATATAAATATAACTTTTTATTATATGAATAACCCTTGCAATTATTTCCTGTCTGTTCTATACTTAATATAAATAACTTCATACAAAATGAGATATTTGATATCTACGGTTTTCTTGCGTTGGCTTCCCGTATTATAATTAAGCCTTGGGTTGAGATGTGCCGCTGCAATAAATCGTCTCGGTGATTTATATAGGCTACATACTATCTGTTGCCGTCAGTGGAGTTTGGAGTTTACTCTTCACGTTAAATAATAAATGCTCGGATTTGGGTTGTGCCAGTAGGTTATACTACGGATACTTGAACTGCTTGATATATGGATGGCACCGTATAAAGGTTCTCGCTGATTAGATTCTTGATCAGACCATGTAGCTTTTTTTTCTATGATTTCTATAGTTAAAATCTGGTTTTCTTTTTGAAATGAGTAGGATAACTATGTCGAAAATCGAAAGTCTTCTCTTCCTTTAGAAAAATAAAAAATAAAAAATTAATCCTCGGTTTTTATTATAACGTAGACGCAAGTGTACTTCTTGTGGACTACAAAAGTATTTCGCTTTATGAAATGCTTAAACTGTATTTAGCTAAAGATACCCAATAACAAAAAGATTCCACTAGTAAATACAATACTTTATTAATCGTTTACTATAGTATAATATACTAATATACTGGCTAGCTAAATATATATCTCTATAAACATCTACTCTAACTCACTCTCTATCTTATCTACTAAATCATTTATCATTAATAATTCCTTATCTGTTAATAATTCACTGACAGTTATTAATCTATATATCGCCTTAATCTGTACAATCTTACTGTTAGGTACAAATATATTAAATCTCCTGCTGTCAAGCGTTAAAGCAAGTCTAAGCTCGTACTCGTCTACACCACAAAATATTAAACTGTCTATGATCCATTCGGCTTTCCTGTAACCATTCTCTATGCCAGATATACAAGACTGGGCTACATTCATACGCCTTGCTAACTCCTTTTGGTCAATACCTTCTCTTTTCCTGAACTTCTTGACTACATCACCATATCTGCTAAACATTGTTTTGTCTCCATTCTAATAATAATCCATTGCCTAAATTAATAACAACTAAATACCTGACATTAAGGCTTAAACTAAATCTTGATAATATATATCCCTTATACCCATTAAAAAGAAATACCTTATATATATAAAAACCTAATATATACTTAAACGGATTCTTATAAATTAAACTGATCTCTTTAACAGTAATCTTAAAAAGCTCTTCTCTTCGATATAAAGATTTGCCTGATGCTACAACTAAAATAAATATGACTGTTATAAATACTAAAATAATCCTATCTGTATGACTTACATGTAATAAAAAAATAAGCATACCTAAAAAAGATATACCTATCTCAAATCCAGTCGATAATAATATAATCTTCCTTAACATCTATTACATCTCCCCCCCCTACTTATATATCTTCCTTAACGTGTAATCAATCATAGCATCTAATGTATCCCTATTACTGACTAGTAATTTACGTCTATCCTTCCAACGATTATAGTAATACCTACTGAAAGCTTCACCTTTTTTATTGATTGGGGCTTTGTCATATACACTAGCTATAGAATGGTATAAATCAACCTTATAAACCTTCTTATACTCCTTATACAATTTGATGATACGCTTGCTTGCATCAATCATATGACTAGGTAATCCCTCATATAACTTCCTTGCTTCATCAGTACTAGCAGATAAACGCCCCTCTCCTTCTTTCGCCCTACTAAACTTGATAGAAAGACCTCTGTAAATGTCTTTTAAACTTTGATGCTTTACTACTAGTAATACATTATTAATCCCTTCCTCTAATAGTAATAATTCTCTCTCACTTAATTCTATCCTATACATATAAATTACCGTCCTTTCTATTCCTATTATAACATATAAAGAAAACTTAATAAAGTAATAAACTAACCTAATACCTATAATACGTATTCTACAAAAAATAGAAAAAATTCTAATTTTTTTTGAAAATGTTTCCTGCTAAAAAAAAATATATTTCTGACTTGCTATATTCTAAAACCACTTTATTTATAAATCTATATAAATGATTAGCTATACTACTATATTAACACATTATAAGACCTTGTATCCCTAACCGTGTGCCTTTCCTTGTAATGCCTATGAAAACAGTCGCATGGTAACTATATTACGCTTGTGGAACGCCCTATAAATACTTACTGTGCTATGGATAAGATGGGTTGCCGACTTGTGAAAATTAGGGGCGTATTTTAAATATGGGGTATTATATATATAAAGAGAAGGCAAAACGGTGCATAGGGGGGGTATGCCGTACCAGACACACGCATGCACATATAGAACGGACACTACACCAGTATATCCAGATATTACAATATACTACAAATAATAAATACACCCAGTCACACGCAGGCACACGTATATAGAATGAGGGGGGCACACAGGGTTTTGTTAAAACAATCGCCAGAGAAACACCAGATGTAGCAATAGACGAACATATGTTCCCCAGCTAATCGTT